GCTTTTTGGTTCTTCTTCTTCTTCTTCAATTTCTTCCATAGCCTCTATTGCTGCAATTCTGCTTTGTAACATGGCATTTTGTTCTACCAACTTTTCTAGTAACATTTCAGTTCTAGGGCTACCCATACCGGCCATAGCTTGCATTGGCAACATTGACTGGGGCCTATTTAGCTGAAAAGAAATACTGGTAAGAACTGGGCCGTCTTTTTTAGCTTTGCCCCTTCCAGTATTCCCCTCGCTAATAACTTGTATTAAATACGGGTTGTAATTTTCTATGTTATTGCGCAACTGTGTTAGCGCGTTTACAAGTTCCTGGCGTCCAATTTCTTTTTCACCTATAAAGTTGTAACGCAAATATTGCGGCGTTGGGTTAACGCCAGCAAAAATTTTATATTCGCTCCCTTCTGCTGCGTCGTAAAAGTTTACGACTTCGTCAATAGTAAATATTTCAGGTCTAAACGCTGCCATAACATAAAAATTTTACAAATAGTAATAAACGCCAAAACTATACGCAACGCTTGTAGTTGCTAGTGCTGACGGCAAAGATACAAAGGACTTTGTCCAGCTAATATCAATATCGTTCATACTAGGCAATTCAAAAACAAAAGGTGTGGTTGTACCTTCTTGAATATTATTTAAACCTAGTAATGGAATATTATATATTAATTGCAAATCACCCTGGTACAAAGTTAAAAATGACTTTTTAGCGTCCGCAACTGTTACTGGTGTTGATCCAGTTAAAGGCGTTGCACTAATTGCGCCAGCTACATAAACTTGTACAGCTTCAATCTTTGCATTTCTTAACTGTGGTAAATCAGGAAAATAAAAACGTGTTAGTGTAGATCCACTAGGTACGTTTATTTCGACTGCTTCAAACCGTTTGATACGCATATCTTAAAATTAATAAATTAAAAAAAGTGCCGGTAATGTCCGACCGGCGGCGGCGGCGTTTTAGGCCCGCCAGGCACATATCGTTATTACTTAACAGTAGTAACATTTTGACATAAGATACCGCGTTGGATAACAGCAATAAAGCTATTAGCTAAAACAGTAGCTGGCGCACCATTTGCAGTTAACTGGAAATTGATGTTAGCCGCACCGTTCATCACAATACCTGGTTCAACTGGGTAGAAAGCGTCTTGGCTTGCAGCCCACTGATCCACTGGAAAAACAGTTTGTGCTGTAATACCTACGCCGCCCTGTGTTTGTGGCACAAAGTAGTGACGCAAAACGTCCCACGCTGGTAATACTTGCTCGTTATTAATTGTTAGGTTTAAATAACCGTTATAAATACTCCAAAGATCATCATCAGTTGCTGAAGTAAATATTACGCCATTTGGATAAGTGTAAAGCGGCGCTTTTGTGCTTGTAGCTGCTCCAACTCCAATTAAAACTGCGATTTCAGTTGTGATAAAAATGTCTTGTAAGTTTAGACGCTTTTCATTTACGCGGCTTGCACCGTTTTGCGTGTCATTTACAAGTACTGGAATGTGATAATTTGCAATTGAAGTGCTTAAGGCTACTTCACTGCGTAAATATGATTGCGTTAATTTAGCGTGTTCTACTGAATAACCTAAACTACGCACCAGGGTTTTTGCATTTTCAAAAACCATACGGCTGCCCATTTGTGTTGCCATTTGTTATAAGTTTTTTTATTTTTTAATAAAGGTGAAAAGAAAATAATTAACAGCCTTCTTCGTCCAGGCCAGCTATTGACGGCGTCATGTAGCTTTTGTCAACTAATCCTTCGCGGTTATAATATGCAGCAATCATTGGCGCTTTGTAATCAGCGTCGTTTGACATTGCACCAATACCGTTAAGTACTCCAAAAGATTGCATTAGTTTTAGACCACCTACAGCGATCATACCAGCTGCAAGACCTTGACCAGCCGGCCCTTTTACAAATTTTGGTAAAAATAAACCAACTGCAACTGGTACTGCTGCTGTGATTTTTGCATTAATTCCAGCTGGTAAAACTTTACCAACTAATTGGGCTGCTGCTGCTCCAGCTACTGTATAAAGTACAGATGTAGCGGCGCCGCCTACTTTGCCAATTCCAGACATTCTGCGACGTCTGTATGACTTTCTTTTAGATGCTGCTTTTCTTCTACGCATTTTTTTTTGTTTTTAATTATTGTGAAGGTTTTTATTTAATATGCTTTTTTAATTGTGCAATATGTATTTTTTGTTCTTTCATTAAAGACGTAAAAGTTTTTTTTGTATCTTTTAAATCTTTTTTTTGATAAGAAGGCATATTAGGCTTTTCTTTTAAATCTTTATTAATATTATCAATAATTTCTTTGTATTGATAATAATTTGATATTGCTTTATTTAATTCTTCTAATGTGTGTTTAGCAACTTTACCAACTCCACTTACTACGCGAATATTAACATTATGGCTTTTAGTATCTTTGTGGGTACTTTCAGCCTTTTTAACGCCAGCTACTCTACGAACGTGCTTTTTAACTACGCCGTATTTAGTATGCTTTTTCTTTGCTGCCTTTTTTGGTGCTGCCTTTTTTACAACTTTTTTAGCCGCCTTTTTAGGTGCTGCTTTTTTAGGTGCTGCTTTTTTTGCTGCCTTCTTTTTAGGGGCCGCGCCTACTTTTTTACCGTAAACGTGCGCAAATGCCTCTTTTAAAGAAACGCCAGTTTTTTTTCTGTATTCAATGGCTTTTTTAAAATTTGCCTTTGCTGCTTTTTGTGCTGCGGTCATTATTTTTTCATTTTTGTTATTAAAAATATTCCAGCGCCAACAATTCCCAGTGTAACCCAAATATTCATTCCAGCCCTTTGCGTCCCTGGAGCGCCTGGCGTTTGCGGCTTATAATTAAGTTGTTCTTTTGTAAAATAAGATCTATTTAAAAAATTATTTTGCAAATCAGGCCTTTGTAACAAAAACCTTTGTCGGTAATTGTCTAAATAACTATTCCAAAACGCTTTGTCTTCAGGGTTTAATTGCAAATAGTCATTTGGATAGTTTTGACGATACCAAAATAACATTTCGTTTACGTCCACATCAGCGGCCCTAGCATTTTGCTGGCTCCCAGCAATTACCGTTGCAAGCCTTGCTCTAGCGTCCTGGCTAGTAATTTGTTGCTTTACTGTATCAATTACAGCCCTAGCGTCTTTAGCTGGGCTTTGAAAAGCGCCCCTAAAAAAAGGTACCAGTGCTGGTAAAGCCTTTGCAGTAACCGAAATAATTGCTGCAATTGGTACAACTCCTATTTTATTTGCGTTTCCGTAATACATTATTTTTTTCTAAAAATTAAAAATGCTGCTAAAGCTGCACCGCCTATTAACAAAATTGTGTTTGTGTTAATTCCGCGGCCTTGTTGTGGTTGCATTGGTTGATCAATAGGCTGTTGCGGAAAATTAGGTGAAAAACCACCGCCGCCGCCTCTTACTTCTCTTATAATATCAGGTGCCGCACTTACTAAAGAACTAAACGCGTTTTGCCAGTCGAATTTACCTATTCCGGCAAAACTTGGCAAATCTTGAAGCGCTACAGTTACTTTATTAATTGCAACTTTATACTGCAATTCTCGGCTTGATCCTGGCGTAATTATACCAGCTTGCAAAAGCCTATCGCGCTCCCTTACTAACTTATCTCTATAATTTTCCATTTCTGCGCGTTTGTCGGATCCTGAATAATTAACGCCGCTTAATGCAATTAGTGCCATTTTTATTTTTTTATCTTTATAAAAACTAGGTTGTCTTTTTTCGTTAAATCTTGCTAATACCGGATCAATCCAAATTTCTTTTTTTGTTCCAGGATACATAACAGCAAATACGTGTTGTGGCTCCCTAGAATTATTTTTATATCCAGCAAATCTAAACGCCAAAGGTACTTGTATAATACCTTTTCTGTTTAAACTATCAAGCACCCCATTTGCAAACAGCGCATAACTTTTGCAGTCCCCTGGCATAGCTACTATTGCGCTAGGACTTCTTAAAGTTTGATTGTTATTACTTTCAATGTAATATGGTACATTAGACTTTAAAAAGTTAAATATATTTCTCGCCGTTTCCAGTTCACTCTCACCAACAAAATAATTACTTATTTTATCGTATTCGTCTGCATATTGGTAGTGCGTGTTAACTATTCCGTCAATTATATCAGTAACAGTTTGATCCGTACTAACTACCTTTTTAAAATTTTTAAAAGGCGCCAGCTTTTGTAAAACTGCGCTTTTAGATACCATCAAAACTATATTTAATGTCAAAAGGCAATCTAACACCGTCTACCTGAACTGTACCAGCTAACCGAAATTTAGCTTGTTTTAATCTTATTAACTCACGTATTGAACTTAAAGCACCTTCCAAAGTGCCTACAGACGTTAACGGTAATACAGCCTCGCTATTGGCTGCTACTACAGTTCTACCATTATAGTATACATCAGCAACCTTTAGGCCGCTTTCCAAATACAACTGGGCGCGAATATTGCCTATTTCAACTCTAAACGCGGTTGGGTTGTATATTGTATAATCAATATTAATTCTAGGATCGAGAACCGATCCACCTAGGCCAATCCTGGTAATTACATACGTAACGCTTTGAGAAAAGCGAAATTTACTATATATCCAGTAAGCTGCTGCGACGCCGACAAAAGCTGTCAACAAATTTTTTGCTGTCATACCTTACAAAGTTACGAAAAATCATTGAAAAAACATAAAAAAAACTTTTTTTTAAAAATAGTGTGTGTTGGTTAAACTTTTAGTTTAAAATTTATTATCTTTGTACCTCTGGTAAAAAGATAAAAATTAAACCACCTATTTTAAACCACTTAAACCGGTTTAAATTATTTTCTTTTCACCTTTAATTAATCAGTATTTAAACCAGTACATACTAGGCACAAAAAAACCAGCACTAGGCTGGCTTTTGGCGGCGTACTGGGCTGCTAGATTTAATTTAATTGTTCAGCCAGACGCGGCAGTAAAAACGCTTTGTTTTTTTCTCGTATAAATTTACATAATGTCCCCCAACTTTGCGGGCAAATTGAATAAAATTTTCAACTCGGTTAATATTCCGATATTTTTTTGGTGTTATTTCTTTGTGATCCTCAAAAAAAATTATTGCTGTGTAATATTCCATTTTTTATTATCTTTGTAGTGAAAGGAAAATAAGCAGTTAATTAGGGTTAATTGTTTTGTCCAGGCGGTCAAATTTTTGGCCGCTTTTTTTTGCTATTAACTTTAAAAATTCAACATCTTCAGGTTGTAATATAGTACCGTTAAACATAAGCCGCCACTGCTTTCCAACCTTTACTAGCTTAAATTGTTTTTGCATTAACATATAAGCAATAAAACGCCTAGTATCTTTTTTCATTTGTATATTTTTTATATAAACCACAATCATAAGAAATTCCAGCTGTAAATATTTGTATTATTAAATACATTGCCACAATTGCACCTCTTTCAGCCATATCAACATTTTCACTTTGTACAATATATTGTACAAGTATAAAATATATAATTGTAGCCATTATATGTGCTACTAATCCTAAATTAATTCTAATACCGTTTTTCATATAAATTATTTTCGTTTTTATAAATGTATTTTTTATCAATCCATATTTTACATAATTGTTTGGCCCAGTTAGTACCTTTGGCGTTTTGCTCTTGTATGTCTGCTATTAAATCTTTATAACTGGTAGGGCTGTATATAAGCTGGTTAATTAAATTTTTGTGATCAAGTTCCGTAAATTGTTTTGGGTGCTTTGCAGTGTCTTTTTTGCTTTCACCTTCATTTGCTATTTGTTGCCAATTGCCGGCAATATTCATTAATACAACTGGCTCAAAATCTTCACTAGATCGTAAAAATCTAGGCTGTAAAGTAAAAGTTTTTTTATCCTTATCCTTTACAATTTCAAGCGTGCTTGACGCCCAGCGGTCACAATTTGATCCCAGGTGTCCTAAAGTTTGCGCGCCTAGGCCTTTACCCTGGTGTAGAACGCCCACAAATAAACAGTTATAAATCTTAGTAAGTTTTTTAAACCAGTTGACTAGCTTTCGGCTTTCAACTTCGCTGTTATAATCAAAAATAAGATCCAAAAGGCCGTCAATTATAATTATGGGGCAATCCGGGTTATTTTCTAAATAATTAACAATTAAAGCCCTTATTTCAGCCGGGCCGTCCTCGCGCACTGTAAAGCAATCAGCCCAGGGGGGCAAATTGTTTAAATTGCTAAAATGTTTTATTTTATTAACTTGTCTGTAAAAATCAAAATCACTGCTTTCCGTATCAAAATAGGCTATTTTTCGCCTATTTTCAGGAAAATGCACTTTCATACCAAAAACGTCGCCTGGTTGAAATGCTGAAGCTATTGCAGCGGCTAAAAAGGTACTTTTGCCTGCCTTAGGCAATCCACTAAAGACAATAAAGTTTTGGATCGTTCCAATGGGTTTATCGTCAATAGTGAATATAACCTGGCTTTGTGGGGGGATAAAATCGGGCTTGTATTTTCTTAGTGCTAGTTTTTCTTCAAGGGTTAATTTGTTTTGTCCGTCTGTCATTAGATCCTTTGTAAAAAAGCGGTTAATATAGCTGCAATAATTAGGGCAATTGCAGCTTGCACGTTGGGGCTACATTTCAATAACCTTAACATTATTTTCTTTTTCATTTTCAATTTTTTCCAGGGTTAAAAAATATTCATTGGCTAGTATTTCGCACTCTCTTAAAAGTGTTGAAAGGCCAATTTTACTATGATTATTTTGCATTTCCTTTGCGCAAAGGATCTGTAATAAAACGTGTTCGTACTTTGTTAATCCTGGTATCGGGGCCACTAAGCGCCCAAATTGATCCTGGACTGGCATAACTGGAAAAGCTGGTGCGTTTTTATCAATTTTCATTTGTGTAGTTTTTAATTTGTTAAAGCTAATTGAGCAATAGCGTCCAAAATTTGTGTTCTTTTTATTGCATAATGTTCATTATGCATTTCTAATGTTTTTTTACATTGATAATGATTATATATTAATTGATCATTATGTTCTATTTCTAAATCAATTTTTTTGATTTGATCTTCTAATAATTTGATTACATCTTCCATTTGTCTATTTATTTATAATGTTGGTAATTTCAGCAATTATTCTTTTTGCTTCAGGTGTATTTGTACTATGTGCTAAAGCGTCTGTTGGGTGATAACCTAAAGGGCTATTTAATACCGTAACGCCTAGATTTTTAAATCTTTGGTAATATGTTTGAGCGTTTGCAAGTGAAGCGGCCCTGGATAGGGATCCGCTCCAGCCATAAGATCCAACAAAAACGTAAAGTTTTGCATTAGGAAATTTTTGCTTTAATGTTTGCACCAATAAATCTATTTTGTCATTCCTAGAAAATTGGCCATTAGTTCCAATTGAAATAAAGACATTTTTAACGTCATAAGTAACTGGATAGGTATTAAGCGCGTTAATTAAATTAGATACAAACCAGCCACCTTTTGCAAGTGATCTGTCAGTAACTAAATTTTTTATCCTAGATCCTATTCCTACGGCGTGGCTATCACCTACCATAAAACTACGCTTTAGAACTGTTGGCGTTGTTTTGTTTGCAAAAAATTTATTTGCAATAAAGAAAAAGGCGCCAATACCTAGTGCAATCTTTAAAAATTTTTGTTGGATCTTTGTCATTTTATATTTGTTTATCGGTTTCCTTTTCTTTGTATTCCTTTACGGCTATTGAAAGGTATTTGTTATTAGCTTTACTAACTTTCACCCAGCCAGCAATTTCAAATAATTTGCCAGCGTCTTTAAAATAGCCCTGGTAATCGGGTTGCTTTTCGTTTTTTTTGTTTTCTACTTTGTTCATTGATCCAAAGCCGTCGGCTAGATCCTTTAAATACTCGTTTTTCATTTTTTAAGTTTAAAAAGGTTATAAAATTTAAATAGGTAAAAAAGTACATAAGCGCCGCTGTATGTCATAAAACATAACGGTACGCTTATAATTATAAAAAATAATATTGCTGTAAATCTAATTAGTTTGCGTCGCACTGAAAAGAATTTTCTAATCTTTTAATTTCAAATTGGTAATGCTCAAGCGCTGCGTCTATTAATATCCTTATTTCAAAACAAAGATCAAACGGCAAATCGTTTTCATTTAAGGATAAAAACTTACCTGAACTAGAATAGAAAAAAAATGTGCATTGTTCGTACGGTGATAAGGCCCTAAGGGCCTCTAATCGTAAAATTTTGTGTTGTAAGCTGGCAATTTCGCCCAGGATCTTACTGTCGGTTTTTAATTGCATAAAATAGGGTTTTTTGTTTGTCTGTTGTAAAATTATAGTAAAAACGCTGAAAGTACCAAATTTATTTTTTTAGGCAAAAAAAAGCCCGGTATAGACATACCAGGCTTACTTTTTGTACTAGACCATTGAAATTTATATAACCAACTTGCTTATTTCTTCAAAAATAAGGCTTTTTCGCTATTTCTACGCCTTACAAGGCCTGGTAATACTTTACGAATACCAGTTCTTGTATCAAGTGCAGTAGTATAACGATCAAAACCCTTTGCCACTTCTGTTAAAGGTTTACCAGCGTTTAAATCTTTTATTAATTGGCTGCCTCTTATTCCAGTTCCCCTAGATAAACTACCTGGGCCAATATTATAAGTTAATGAAGTTAAAGCCACCATTTGATTTTCTGTAACTGGCACCTTAACAATATCATTTACATAATTAAAATACTTTTCAGCCGATTTAATAAACCAGCGCCGAGCGGTTGGCTCGTCAATTACGTCACCAGCTTGTACTTTTCTATTTTTATCCCAGTTCCAGCCTTCACCGTAACCAATAGAATATTGCGCATAATCCCATGCAGCCCTTGGAACAAATGTTTCCCAGCCCAAAGCTAAATATTTAAATAATTGATCTTGGATCTGTGCATATGTTGGTTTTCCTGGCGTTTTCTTACTATCCATAATTATATATATTGCAATTGCAACCGCTAAAGCGACTCCATATTTTTTTTGCTGTGTCATTATTTGCGGCCATTTAGATCTGTATTACTATCTTTTGCAGCAATTAAACCTAATCCGCTTAAAATTGCAGTAACGCCCGTTACTACGTCGCCACTTATAATTGTTGCAATACCAGTAATTACAGCACCAATACCAAATAGGCTTGTTTTCCAGTTTTTAAACATATCTTTTTATTTTTTTGTAAAAAAATCAAGTTTAGTTTCAATACGTGCTAATCTGTCTAATATTTCACTATTTGTATTATTGTGTTTAGATAGATCAGTTTCAATTTTATCTAATCGGTTTTTAGTTGTAAAGAAAAAACCACCGCCAGCGGCTACAAAAATAATAATACTAAATAACAGATCCGTCGCCATTTTCCTCTTTTAATATTTCACGCGCAATTGCGTTGTAAGCGTCGGCCGCTGTCATGGCTGCCGTTAAGTTTTCAAATAAACCGCTTTTGCTTGCTGCGTCTAAAATTTGTTTTAAAATTGCTAGTGCTTTTTTGGTTTCCATGGTTTTGTATTTTAAAGTTTAATTAAGCTAGTGTTATATTAAGTTCCGTTGCGGCCCATTCGTAAGCAGCCTGGTTAATGTCTGCTGTAGATCCCCAAACGTCATAGTCAGGTTCGCCAATTGTTAAATTGCCGTCTGCTAGTTTACTAGCGTCCGCGTCTAATAACTGCCAGTAAAATGTTGCGCTATTGCTTAAATTATCATTAATTATAATTAAGCTAAAAAGGGTTGCCGTTTGCTCTTGGCCGTTTACCCAAATTTGAAAAGGTTGTATTTGTTTCATATTATTTTATTTAAGGTACTATTGTTAAAACTCCTAAATTGCTATAAATATCGCCACTAGCTAAACCAGCTGCGCTTGTTGGTATGCTTGAAATATTTATTACTCCATTTCCTTTAACACTCATTCTCCTAACTGCATTTGTAAAGAAAAATAAATCTCCTGAACCGCCACCAAAACTTGTAGCAGTAAATCCCATACCCCAATATTGATTTGTATTTCCTATTGAACTTGAATAAGAAAAACCTATTGTTTGAAACTCGCCTATATTAGCACTTGTATAATCAACATTTATTGCTGATTGTGTACCTAATATTGCTACTTTGTTAGGTATTAATACATCAATTCTATTATTTGCAGTTCCCTGACCAAAACCAAAATTTCCATTTATAAAAGCTGTTCCATTAACTTGTAACTTTTGCCCCGCGTCTGTTGTTGTGCCGATTAATAAATTACCATTTGAATTTAACCTAATTTTTTCACTTGAAGAAGGAACTATAATAAAAGGTTGTGCAATTATTGAACCAGTTGTTCCACCCATACCAAACAAAGTACCATTTGAACCTATATTTGCACTACTTGTAGCATTAACAAATTCAATACCTGTATTAAGGTCACTTCCACCATTTCTTAAAATTCGTAAAACACTTGCGTCATTATGATTAATATATGCTTGTCCGTTAACTTGCAATTTACTTCCGACATCAGTAATAGTACCAATTAAAAAGTTTCGGGCTGAACTTATCCTGGCGGCCTCTTGAATGTTAGCTAAACCAGTGTCATAAATACCAAAAAGCATATTTCCAGCGGCGCTTGTACTGCCGTTAAAAATACACATATCCAGGTTTTGGCTATTTTGTATAAAATTGTTAACCGCTGTTGCCAGTCCAATACCTATTCTTTTAGTTGGGCCACTTTCAGCGCTGTCTATTCGTAAACTTGGCGCTGCTGCACCAACTATCTGTATATGATTGTCACCAGTTGCACTTGCAACTACTAATTTTCCGGATCCAACTGTTGACGTGCCAATTAATACCTGGCCCGTTGTCTTTTTAACTGTTACCGGCTGTATTGATCCTACTACGTCATATATTCCAAAATCATTTGCACCAGCGTTGTATGAATTACCAATTCGCCACAATGCAACACCGCTGTTTTGAAATGCAATTTTAGTATCGTTGGTAGCTGTTGTTTGGTTTAATCGTATAAATTGATTTTGATCGTGATCAATTTGTAAAGCCGTACCAGGTACATTTGTACCAATACCCAAATGTCCGTTAACACTATCCCAAAATAAATCGTTACTTCCAGTAATAGAACTGGCGCCGTTCCAAAAAGATACTTGACCAGCTGCACCGGATCCAGTAACAGTACCAGTTCCAGGGCCACCAATTAGATCCCAGCCAGTACCGTTATCACGAAAAAACGCAAATGTATTTGTACTAATAAAGATCCTACCAACAAAACCAGCTGCGGGCCTATTGGCTAATACATCAGCATAAAAAGCTGGTGTTTGTCTTTGGTTTAATATTGATAAGTCTATTGACGGCATTATATAATATAATTTTTCTTAACAGTTACTAGGTTATTGAAACCACCTGAATTCAAAAAGTTGGCAAAAAAACGGCGCGTTGTAAATTCGCCATAATTACCCTCAATTTGTAAACTTTGATTTTGTTGAAGCGTAACGCTTTCAATTTGTACGGCATTGGATCCGTAATTTATAAATAATATACTATTACAGTCGCTAGTAACGTAACCGCTTACGTCATACGTTGTAAAGTTCACGTCGTATTTTATTAGATCCGCTGTTACTTTAAAATCAGCCATTATAATTTAATTGAAGGTTAAAAGAAAATTAAATAGTGAACGGAACGCCCATTTTTTTAACTCCACTAACCTGGTTAACATAATATGTTTGAAATGCACCGTCTTGTTCATATTGTAGTTTACGTTCCGGCGCTACAAATTCAACTATTTCATCTGTAATAGTAACGCTTTCAGGTCTAATTGCTGGCGCTGTTTGTACTGGCGCTGCCGGTTGTCCTGGTTGTCCTGGTAAAGTAGGAAAACCGGGTGACGTCACTGGTAATTGATTTTTTTTATTTTTTAAATACATAAAAAAATACCAATAGGCCGCTCCAGCTGCAAGTAACAATATTAAATTTTTGTTTTTCATAATTTTAAATTTCTGCTAATGCTTTTTCATAATCACTTAATAAGTCGGCTGGATCGTCAATAAATTGACCAGGCCCCAAAGGATCAACAATTACAGTGCCTTTTCTTTTAGGTTTGTTAATAACTGCATAAGCAATTACGCCACCTAATAAAAGTAATATTAATAAACTGCCTTGATCTTTCATATAATTATTTAAAATCTAAATTTTATCCCTTTTCTACGGTAATTGTCATTAACAATATTAATTTGATCACCGCTCAAATTTGATTTAATAAAACTCACTAAATCTTGTAAACCGCCATAAGGTACGCCAAAAAGGTATTCCTGGCGTTTTCCAAATGCTTTGTATATAGTTGCAATATCAGCGTCATTTTTTGCTCTAGCTAATTGATAAGCCGCGTCGTCCTTATCGTCCGAAATACCGCTATATCTTAATGCTTCATAAATTCTATTTGCTATTATAGTCCATTCGCCAACCGATTTTGACGGCGTTTGTAATCTAGTCGCGTCGCTTACATATTGATCAATATTCCCAGTGTTAATTCTCTCTTGGGCTAATTCAGCTGCACTTTTAACAATACCTAGTTTAACTAAAATTGGCTTTACTATTAAAAAATAAGTAATACCGGCGCCCACTGCATAAATTGCAATCCTTTCAGTGCTTTCATTTAATATTGTTTTCCTTCTAGGCATTTTTATAAATTATAACATAAATAATAATGAAGTAAGTTTGCTGCTACCCATTTCATTTAATTTTCTCAAATGATCTATTGTAACGCCTTTATTCATTAAAGATCTTAAAATTTCAACTGCTTCATCTTCATCACCTATTCCAGCAATTGCCGTCGGTGCGCCACCTTTTGTTATCATTCCGCTAACCAGCGACATCACGCCAGCGATTAGGGCCTCTTGTAGTTGTGGGTTACTCAACATTTGATCAATTGGGCTTTTTGGTTCTTCTTCTTCTTCTTCAATTTCTTCCATAGCCTCTATTGCTGCAATTCTGCTTTGTAACATGGCATTTTGTTCTACCAACTTTTCTAGTAACATTTCAGTTCTAGGGCTACC